CTACCAAACATCACTTATTCTCCTTTTTTTCCGCTGGTTAGTTGAATTTCTGACGAACCTTGCGGGGTGGTTCGTCAAGTTTTGTTCTGTTTCTGTGCCGCCCATCCGCGCAAAAGCCGAGTCGGCAAGACCGCGACGGCCAAACATTTTGCAGTATTCTTGAGCCATCGACAGAGTGACGTGACCGCTAACGGCCATCACCTCGAATGGTGTGCCGCCCGCCTCAGCAATCCGTCGACAGATCGCCTTGCGCAGTCCATGCGATGAGCAAAGGGGCAAGCCCGCCTTGTCGCACCATTTGCGCATGGACGTTCCTAAGCCCTTGCGGGATCTCGCTTTGCCTTGGCGCGTCTCTAAGTAGGTGAAGGTGACCGGGGTGGCCTCGATAGCCTCGATCAGCTTCGGGTGCATCGGCAGATCTACCAGAACGCCGGAAGGGTTCTTGCTCGTTTTCTGGCGTCTGTATTGAACCCTTCCACCCTTCACATTGGACGGTCCCAACTTCACCGCATCCACCTTTGCCGCTGCCGTGTAGAGCATCAACGTCATGCACATATGCGCAGGGGTGCCGATCTTATGGACGCGGTAAAACTGCTCGATCTCGCCTTCGTCCCAAGTGTGATAGCCTTCGGTTTCGGTGGCGTATTTCTTCACGCCCTTCACCGGATTAGCAGCGACCCATTCCATCTGGACGGCGAGGTCCATCATCTGAGATAGGCGTTTGAGCGTCTTGTTTGCCTGCACAGGTGTCAGGTGCAAGTCAGCCTTGATCCCCATCACATGCTTTACTTTGAGGTGGGACACGCGCTTGTTGCCGTGCTTGATCCGCAGGGGCTCAATAACGCTCCGGTAATCGGCGCGGGTGTTTTCCTGAATTGTTGGAAAGTGCAGCTTGTAGAAGTGCGCCACCAGATCATCGAAAGAGCCGGGCAACGTGCGCCCTGCCCCAATCTGTCCCTTGGCCTTTGTGCCGTCCTCAGCCGCCTGATAACGGCGCTTGAATTCGTCACTATCAAAGTCGGTGCCGAGTTCCGCAGTGAAGCCTTTAACCCGGTATCTCCAGCGCGCTTTGCCGTGGCGGTCACGGTAGGTTTTTGCGTGTGGATATTTGTCAGACTTCTTTTTCACGGGCGGTCCCAATCATTCTGAGAAGTCGCAACACCCTGCTGCACAAAAATAATGATCTTGCCATCGCGGCAGATCTCCACGCGCTCCACAGGCAAGCCCGCCGCCAGCGCGCCCTTAGCGGCGCGGGTGACGTCAACTTGCTTGAAGGTGGCGCGCGGGTTGCTCATTATTTAGCATCACCCACGACGCGTTCCATCCGTTCGCGGATCGCGCGGATGATCTCGCTGTTCTGGCTGGATACGTTCGCCGCCGCCTGCGCGGCTATCCAGTCCTTTTGGTCAGGGGGCAGACGTAGCTGCAAAGGTTTCCGGGTGGTCATTTCAATCTCCGATAGGTCCATATGACAATATATGTCCAAAGGACACTATTGCGTCAAGTAGAAAATTATGGCCATTGGACACTATGGATGAAAACCGACAGCTTTCTGATAAATTTATGCTCCGCTTGCCAGACGGTATGCGCGACAGAATCAAAGCAACAGCAGACGCAAACAATCGCAGCATGAACGCAGAGATAATTTCTACTCTTGAGAAAGAATATCCTGACAACTTCCATGAAAAAATTCTGGAAGATACTCTGCTAAATTTATCGCTCGCTATCCTCTCGGAAGATAACGGATTAAAAGGCGACCATTTACACAGTACTTTAAAAATTCTCGACAACCTGAAAGAGGATATTGAAGCGGTCAAACGTGACTTTCGCCTTGCAAAGAAATAGGCCAGTAACCCCATTACCGGGGAATTTGATAGGGAATTAAAGGTGGTCGCCCGCCCGGAACCTGCCGGATCTCGCGTAATTCGGGTGTTATGTTGAGTAATTTCGGGGGGTGCAAACTGTGCTAGTTTGGGGTGCCAGAGATTGCAAAGCGGGGTGGCAAGCCAGATTGCATGTGCTTGCGTCCTTGTACGATTGCAGGTTGCGCCCTAGCCTGAGCGCGAACCAACGGAGTTTGTGAATGAAGATTGTGGGTTATTCGGTTATGGGCGCATCGGCTGTTGTCGCGGCTGCAATCATATACATGCAAGCAGTTCCAGATTGCTTTGAGGGCAAGGCCCGAAGCATTATGGAGCAGGCCGTTGCCGCGAAATTGAAATCGCCCTCAACAGCTTCATTCCCATCGGGCGGAGAATTGATCCGTATTGGTGATTGCTATTTTAACTTTAGCGGACCCGTGGACTCACAGAACGGCTTTGGAGCCATTGTAAGGAATCGGTACAGCGGAGTAGTTACGGGAGAAGATTACAATGTTCGCGATGATCTACTAGCCATCTACTAAGACAGCCCGCTAACGGGACGCCCTGCTCTTTGCGCCGCCCATAGCCTCGAACGCCGCTTGCGCCGCGACCACGATCTCGCCCTTTAGATCCCGGTCATTGATATAAACAGATCGTTGTTTGTGCCCGTCTGCAATTTTTGGCTCCCAGATCGTCACAAAGCCACACTTGCGAATTGTCAGAGCGCAACCCCGCAGCGCGACAGGCCCGATCGTGCAATCAAAGAAAGCGATGATCGTATCCTCCTTTTTGTTCGGCTTTGGATCAACTACCCGCGACAGGCCCGTGATTTCGATATCCATGTTCATTCCTTCCAATCTACGATTTTCAGTGCCTGTTCCGGGTCGACGCCCAGTTCCTTCGCCTCGCCAAGTGCCTTGATAATGGCCCCAAGCGCCCGCGCCCGTCCGCCTGCGTCAAACGCCTGTAGCGGCCTCATCACGTCCAGTTGGACAGGCTGGCCTAACTTCTCCGATGCCTCTTGCCCGATCATCGCGGCAATCGGCATAAGCCCCCATTGTGCAAGGTGGCGTTGAGCCTCTCGCACCATCGGCCCGGTGGTGACGGGATTGCTCAGACCGGGGAGAACCCCGAACGCCATTTCGATGCTGGATCTCGACGCGGCCCATGTCTCGCGGGTCATTGCTTTGGATAGATCCGGCGTCACGTCGCTGGCCTTCCAGTCTTGCGCAGGTGCAGGACCGCCCGCAGCTTGAACGTTCACACTCTCGCGGATCAGGACGCGCCCACGGGTTCCTCGAAAGCCCCGTGCCAGATCCTCCATGTCAGTTTCCGGCGATTCAGGGAACGGCACGATCGACGTGCCAAGCGGTGCGTTTGCGTAGATCTCGCCAAGCGCACTTTCCAGCGTGTGCAGCAGGCCAGCGGTCAGGCGCGCGCGCCGCAAGGGTGCAGATCCGACATAGGGCATGGATATTTCGGACCCGACGCGGAAGTGCAGCACCTCCCCGGCAAGTACCGTCATCGATCGCCCGCCGCCCGTGTCAGGGACGCCGACGCGATAGGCGGTAGGCTTGCTGAACCGTGTGGTCAGATCCCAATCCGAACAGGGCAACAGGCCATCATCGCGGATCACGAACACAGCCTCGCCACGCAGCGCCAGAGCGCGCGCAGACAGGGCCAAGGTGGAAGGCGACAGCAGGTCGGTGCCGGATACGTCCGCAAGGCTCAGACCGCCCTCCCAGAGGCTCACACAGGCTTGCACGGTGCCAGTGAGTTCCGCCAAGCCGTCGACGCCGCCGATGTATTCAGCCCGCGCCGCCATCACTTGGCTGGTGTACCCGGTGCCGCTCGATCTCGTTTCAATCTCAGGCTCTTTTTTCTTAAACGGCCACATGCTCACGCCCTCCGATAAGTGCGCAGCAGATCCGCCGCGCCTGAATGTTGCATTGCCCGCGCTATCCATGTCGGCGCGCGGTCCAGTGTTTCCTCGATAGGCCCGATCGACACAGACGTGCTGGACGCCCCTGCCGTGCCGGGGTCCGCAGCGAGATATTCAGCCAAGCGCCGGAACGCCTCAGAGACAGGTGCCGGCACATCACCGCCGCCGACTTGCGCCGTGATCCGGTAGGTGCCATCGGCAGGCAGGCAGACGCCAAGCGGACCTTGCAACAGCGTCACAGCTTCCCACGCCTCACCCGTCCACAGATCCGCCACGCTGGACACGACAGGCGTCAGACGCGGGTGGAATTGATCGCCGCCGTTGCCCAGTAGCGTCCAAACGACTTCGCGCTCAGTGAAGCGGTGTGCGATATAATCCTCGATCCTTGCCCAGATCATCGCCGAATCCAGCGCCGCCGCCGCGACAGACAGCGTTGAAGGTACAGCGGGATATTGCGCCGGGATCTCCTCGAATTGCTTTAGAACGTCGATCATCGCGGATACCTCATGCGGCTTGGCAAGAACACGCGCGTCACCGGATCTGGTGACCATTTGCGCGCCTCGATTTGCGTTTCGGGATAGGCCGGACGGGTCACGATCGACAGCTCGTACAAGAGCGCCGCCATCACGGTCCTGATAATCGCATTATGCGCGCCGTTCTCAGGGTCCATGCCTTCATCCTCGATCTTTTCAGGCTCAGGCACAGCTCGTTTCGGGGGCAGTCGAAAGCCGGGGGAGATGCCGATCGCCAGCCCCGCCGCGACCGCCGCAAGAATGTCCTTCACATATGACACCTCTTGCATTTCTTCGGTGATCGTCGCGGTGAAGGTGACGCCCGCGTCATTGTCCGCAATCTCCAGAGTGCCAGAGCGGACCGACGCCAGCGGTTTGCCGTAGTCGTGCCCCGACAGCAGATGGATATCCTTTTTGCCGCCATGCTCCGATGGTGTGTTGATCCGGTAGGCGAACGCCTTGGGTGCAATCACTTCTTTTTTGGGTCGCCCCGTCCTGCCGCCATCGGACAGGACGGCACGTTTGCCGTATGGGAAAGAGCCTTGCAGGGCCAATGCGCCCGACGCTCTCTTGCGGAGTTCAAGCCCGCCGCCTGCAAAGCCCTCCAGCATCTTACTGGATACCCGTCAGAACGCGCGACTGCACAGCCCGACTAATTGTCGTGTCCATCGTGGAAAGCGCCGTCAGACGAAGCCCGCCCGACTGTGCATCGGCATAGGGATCGCGGATCAGATCCACGGCCCCCCAAAGCCCCACGAACACAGGGGCAACCCCGCCCGCCGATGTTGTCAGCAGTGCCATGCTTTCCAGAGGATCGCCTTCGGTGCCGCCGGATGGTAGCGCAGGGGCAGGCAAAGCGTTGTGAGACATGGTAACGCTGCCGATGTACTTCATCAGGCGTTCCCACTCAGTGACAGCCGTGCCCGTGATGTAGCTGCCGTCCATCGTGTCCCAGACTTCGGGTCGGATCAGCAGACGCACAGCCGCCGGACCGTTTGCAGCGTTTTCCGTGATAAACGCCACGACCTCGGAACGGAACGCCGCCCATGTTGCCGCCGCGTCCAGTGCATTTTCTGCAATGCCCCAAGCCGTTGCGCCCGTGAACACGCCCGTAGGCTCGCCAGACGCGCCGGAACCGTTGAAGATTGCCCGGTCCATCTCTTGCGACATAGCCCCGTTCATGTCCCGGCGGATCGCCTGCTCAAGAGCCGCGCCCGATTGTTTGAGCGTCTTGCGGGTGATCCGCATCTGGATTCCCAGAGTGTGATCAGGGGCAAGCGGACGGTCCAACGTGGCGTAAGCGGACGGCCCCGGCACATTGCCCGTTTCCGTTGCCTGCCAGCCCGCCGTGATCGCCGACGTGGTGACGGGTGTTTCCGAGTCGCCGCTGCCGATATTGATCATCTGGACGCCCATTTGAGCCGCGACAGACGCAGGGAACAGACGCTCGATCAAGGGACGGGTGGCAATCGGGTTCGGTGTACCGCTGGCAATCGTCTCCCCGGCGCGCGTCTCAAGTGCAGCATATGGCACAGGGATGCCGCGATAGCCGCCCGCGCTCCGCAGCTCGGTTACGATCTCCGCCGTTTGCCCGTCGAGCGCGCGGCCTTCGTCCAGGCTCAAGGCAACCTGGCGCATCTCGAAAGCGCCCATGATCTCGGTCCATTCCTTTTCGGAACGAGTTTCCAGCACATTGCCAGCGTCCCGGCGTTCTTCATCCTCGGATACCAGCGCCGCGCGATACTGCACTTCCTTGGCGCGATACTCCGTATCCAGTTCAGTCATTTTGCGGGTTTCGTCCGCAGACGGTGTTTCGATGTTCGCCAGCTCCGACAGGTTTTGACGGATCTCGGAACGGCGCAATTCCAGCTTTTTAGATGTCAGCATAGTTATTTCCTTTCATGCTCGACAGGAGGTCGCGCCATTGTTGACGCTTCGGGGAAAGCGGGGTGTGACCCACTTCCAATCTCGTTTTGCGCGCATGACAGCGCCCGCAGAGAATTTGTAAATTTGACAGGGTGTAGGAAAGTTCGGGGTGCGTTTTGACAGGCAGAACGTGGTCACATTCCAGCCGCCGCAGCTCGCCACACTGGACGCATTGCCAGCCGTCACGATCCAAGGCTTGCATCCTCAGAGCCTTCCATCGTGGCCCGCGTGTTACCTTCGCAGAGTGCCGTTTGTACTCGTCGCGCCTGCTCATATCTGGACCCGCAATTCATAGCAGATCACCACGCCATCCGGCCCCAGAGTGCCGACGCGATTGATCAGATAGGCAACCCCGCCGATCACCAGCTTGTCAGCAGTGGAAGGGACAACGCCCTCAGTGATAAACACCCGCAGCGCACTATCCGAGATAAGAGCGTTTGCCCGCTCCTCGACGGTGTAATCAGTGACCGCGACAGTGACCGGATAGTCCACTGCCGGACCCGCAGGCGGATCGTCGGGGTCGGTACGTGGTGCAGGCTGTTTGCGCAGAATTGCATCCTGTCCAAAACGCTCGATCAGCCGGGTTGCCGTTTCGGTCATCCCCATGCAATACGCCCTCCCTTATGTGATGGTCGGCCCATGATCCGCGCGCCCTCAGCCACAGCGATTACCGTTGCCGATGCCGCATCGATCCGGCCCGTGGATCTCGCCTTTGCCAATTTCAGATTGTTTGCCGGATCTCGCAGGGTCACAGCGTCCGCAAACGCAGACCGCAACAGCAGGGACGCGGTGGTCAGCACCTTCCCGTCGAAAGCCGCGCGCCGGAACCGCTCGCAATCCTCGTTCCCGTCTTTGAAGCCAAAGCCACGCCAGACCACAGCCGCGCGGATGCCCGCCCGCTCGATCGCCTCGCCAAGTTCGGATTGTTTGTATCGGTCAGCGACCAGCGCCGCGACGGGTTCGCCCTCGATATGCTTCATCACCTCGATCAGCCACGGCGCAATCGGCACGGTCTGGTCGCCAAGGGTGGACAGTTCGCCCCGGTCCTTCATCTCGACATAGCGGCCTTGAACGCCATCGTTTGCGCCACGGTCCGCAAGGTTCGGTTTACTTGGGAAGGTGCCTAGAGCTTCTAGTCGCCCCGTCTCAGGCCAGTAGAACGCCGCCGCCGTCATAGATGCAGATCCGCCCAGGTCGATGCCGATCACACATTGCCCCTGCCGTGCCGGAACCTCCGACACCTCGCAGGCCAGCCACTCATCGACGGTCAGCAGCACATCGCGGGTTTCACCGCTCACCCGCTCGTTTCGATTGTAGAGGCGGAACGTGGTCAGCGTAGAACCGCCGCGCGCAATGGCCCGCCGTGCCTGCCCTTGCAACCATTCCAGACTGGACCCGATGCCCGCCGCCGCGCCGGGGTTCGCCTCTTTCAAACTGTCCAGATCATCCGCAGGCAAGCCCGGTGAAGGGCGATGCTCTTGGCGGTAGATGCCCGGTGCATCCTCATCAAGCCACACAGAAAAAGGGTGCGCATCATCAGCCGCCGAGGTGGATATGATCAGCGCCCGCCCGCCGCGTTTGCCCATGCCAGACAGCAGCGCATGTTCCAGTGCGTCACCTTGATCAGCGGCCCAATGCCCGCGCTCGTCCATGAGGATCAGCGTAGGCGCAGATCCCAGCGCGCTCTTGCCGTCCGCAGCAATGGCCCGGATGAAGTGCCCGCCGCCGTCGCCGTCATATTCAATCTCTAAACGCGGGGAACGCCGGACCGTGAACAGCGCCTGTTCGTCCTCAGGCAAGGACCGCATGAAACCCACGACAAAATCAAAAGCAATTCGGGCTTGATCACGGGTACGGGCTGCTATGAGAATTTCACGCCGGGGTTGTTCGTCCCATTTGCCCATGCACGAACCCAAAGCGATGCCCGCAGACAGCGCCGTCTTAGCGTTGCCGCGACCGATCGACAGGACTGCGACGTTCACACCGTCAGCCAAAGCGCCGCGCACAAACTTCTTTTGAAATGGTGCCAGCTTGATCAGTTCGCCCGCCTTCGGACCCTCAGGGATTGCGAGACCTTCAAGAAACCGGATTGTTTTGGTGGATGCTTTCATGTCAGCCTCGCCGGGTTATCAGCAGAGGGTCCAGAAATGAAATATATGATATCAATTTTATTAGTTTTAGCGAATCTCAGTGTCGCAAACGCTGAACCCGTCGGGCTCAAATGCAGCTTGAAACATGCGGAATATGGCGAACAAGGGCCGCTAAGTATTATCTTTGATAGCGAGACGGGGGAGGCTTCAATTTTTGATGGACAAGTCTCCCCGATTCTCAATGAAACAAAGAAGATACTGTTTTTCTTTATCTCCTCAAATGAAGATGTAGGAGGTTTCATCTCGATCATAGTTTCGAAAGAAAATGGTCGTCTCTGGTACTTTGCAGGAGCCCCTGACCGGGAAATTGTTACAATGGACGGGAATTGTTTTCGGCCCTTTAAAAAATAGCCGCACAGCGCGAACGCATAACCCCCAACCGCGACCCCCCCCACGGAAGAAAAAGGGGGCATTGGGACCAGTTTAAGATACAGGTTCAGTGCGCTAGCTCCATCTATGGGATGTTGATCAGTCATCACGACGATCTTCTTAACTATATCACATGTTATACTATAACACAATCAATTCTAGGCACAGTCCGCCCCCGCTACTGTCCCCCGCTACACAAAGGAGTATTCCCTTGCTCGGTGCGACAGTCCTACCTTCCTAGATCGTATCCACGCGATGCCCGGTATCGGTGGCCAGCCGCTGTCCCGCTGGGTACTCTCCAGCCCCGTCCTTTGCAGTCTTGCTCCGGTCGGTCCCCGCACTGAGGCGGTGGGTTCTGTGTCGCGCTTCTGAGCGGCCTAGTAGGCACTGGTTCCGCTCGGAGTGGGGTAGTTCCCGATCTATATCCCCGCCGATATTGCTCGACGGTCAAAAGCTAGAGCGTGACCCGCGTCCTGTGATATGCCCCTAAGGTATGCTCACTATGAACGCGGGCCGATGCTTCACCCGTGACGCCACAGCCGCTCTACAGCAGCGCCACGGGTGATCAGCTTTCAATCGGGTTGAAGTCCTCCGCATCGTCGCTGGCATGGGTGAACAGGTCAGAGACCAGCCCGCGCATCACAGACAGTTGTTTCAGGGATGGTTTCCAATTCTTGCGTCGCGCCTGTTTGGTGACAGACTGTGCAAAGCCCTTGGCCCATGTGTTCTCCGCCATCTGAGCAACCACAGGCATGTGGTGCAGCAGACGTTCGATCTCAGCAGGCGTTGCCGCGCGCTCGATTGGCTGGCGATTGTGGAAGGTCATTCCGCGCCCTCCCCAGACTGAGGCGCGGGCAACAGAAGCCGCGTGATAGCTTCACGGTCAACTTTCTGAGCCTCTACATCCGCAAGGTACTGCTCAGGATCTATGTGCTTCCACAACGCGGTCTTGAGGATCTCTGCAATCACGTTTGGCGGTAGAGCCTCAAGTTGACAGGTGCCGCCCTCCCAATTCTTGGATCTCGTGTCGGTTGATTTAGCAGGCGCAGTGGGCAGGTCGTATTCAACAACCTGTTGTTTGGTCAACGCTATGCGGTGAAACTCTACAGTCACCAGTCCATGCCGACGATCCGCTTCAACAAAGGCAGTTACGTCCTCAGCTACAGCGTTGAAAATATCTTCGCCGCTCGGATCGCAGTCCCCGAGGTGCAGGATGATCGCAGGCTTTTCGACTCTCACAATCCGGTCAGCCAAGTCTTTTTTGGCGGTCAGGCTATCGAAGCCGCCGGATGAATACGCCTTCACTGAGTACGGTGCCGCAACATCGTCGATCTGAGGCAACATGCCCGCAGCTTCACACCAGACCTCGATATGAATGTCCTGAGCGGATAACTTGTTGCGAGTGTACCGCTCCCCCATTCTGCGAACATGGCTCAGGAAGTCGTCGCGGTCGTCAAAATGATCACGACGATACGTTGTAACTCCATCATCGCGGATAGCATCGAAAGGGATAATACGCGCTCGCCGCGCATTGGCGAGATGGTGACACAGCCTGTTGTATGCAGCTTCGCTCTTGTCGTAGCCGTGCGCCCCTACCATGCGATAAAATATCTGCCGGATGGTCAGGGGCCAGTACTGGCGGTATTCGTCAAGTACAAGTTGCGCTTGATCAAGCAAGATCTGAGTTTTTGCCATCGGGTTATAAGAGGTGATATATCCCCGTTTGCCCGTTTTCAGGCCAGCCTGAATTTGAATATTCATGACAGCACCTCGCCGTCCAGAACGCCGAACACCGCCGCCGATGCCGTACGATATGCGGTATCATCGTCGAGCGTGACCAGCGCCGCCATCGCCAGCGCCTGCCGTTCGCCCGTGGTCAGTCTCGCCTTGAGCACAAGGACGAAGCCCTCCCATGCGTCAGGGGTTGCCATGGTCAGGACGTAGCCCAGCGACTTAGACGCGCGCTTATGGCGGTCCTTGGCATACAAAGACATTGCATTTGCGCTCCGCTTCGGGGTAGCATCAGCGCAAGAAATGTCGCGTTTCTTATCGTCTTTGACGCCGTTGACCTTTGCCGAGGTCGCGGCGTTTTCTTTTGCCTCGACGTTCCCCGAAAGGTTCGTCAAAGCGGTTTTTTCCTGAGTGTTTCCAATGACAGATTTACGGCAGTTCGCCGCCTCATCTATCTGATATGGTTCACAGACGTCTTGTCTGCCGGGCCTACCAAACATCCCAATTTCCGCCATATTACGTTGGGATTGCGTGTGGAATGTGGACCACTCTTCAGCAACCGAGGTCCACATCCTTGAAATTCATTGATGCATTTTCTCAATCGCAAGCTTTGCCGATCCTGCTCTTTTTAACATTCTTGGTATAAATCTCAGAAGTATTAGCTTGTGTTTGAGCCATAAAACGCATGATTTCATATTTTGTACCACAAGCCGCTGGGAGCAGTTGCACCGCGCCCTGTTGTGGTCCATGTTTTTGGAAGGCCAGCTCGCTCTGTCCAGTTTTGGAACTTGTTTCAAAGCGACTCAGGGGCGCGAGAGTATTTGCAGCCTCGGTTTGCAAAAAGCTTTGCCGACTTTGATGAAGTGACGGTTTATGTATTAGTTGTGGTAGCGCAGGAACAGCAACTATGCAGAGCTCTTCTTGTCGGGCTGGAATTTCAGCCAGCGACACCTTATCACGTTTTTAAATTGTGCTGATCCAGGCCACCAATACCCCTAATACGAGGCAGGACATTTCGAGACCGTATGAGCCAAATCCGAGCCAATGAATACGGTTTAAGTTTGGCAAAAAATTTCGTCATCTCTTCCGCTGTCCATAACTTCGCTCCCCCCCCCCAGCTCTAATAAACTTTCTCGACCGAAATCACCGGTAAATTCCTAGGATACCCTCGCATTTCCCATCACAGGTACGCAGCTCAGTGCCTTGATGCAGTTGCCTGCAGCGGCTGTCTTTTCTCCTTAGCCCTCGAAAACAGAAAGAAAATATCCTTCAGGAGTTTCGGCTTCAAAGCTTGCCAACCTACCATCTATAGCGTCCAGTAAATTTCAGGCATTTTTCAAAAGAAATTTGGATTCATCGAGAATGAGATCGAAGCATCTCCCGCTTTAACTTGCGCGCCCCACGCCTCTAAATATCGATTACAGAACCTGTCCAGATCACCCTCATTAATCTTGATCGCTTTTACCAACTGAGGATTTTCGTCAGCACGCGAAGCGAGATAGTGCTCATGAAATGTGAGTTCTCCTGTGCCCGCTGCGATAAGTTTCTCTTATCCCTGTTGTCTCCACTCTTATCCGCCGTTTGGTTTGACCAACTCCGGTTTCACTTTTAAGCGATCCTTGCAAACGACATTTCAAATTCACTTCTTCCCTGACTTCTTTAGGACCCCTATTTTACTGGTTTTGATTGATTGAGGGCCTAAGTCTAAGACTGAAGAATCGATAATACTGACTGATCGGTCGCAACCGGAATTGATGTGGGGTAAAACCAGACGCCATCGCAGCAGCTATCGCATTTGAGATTGTAGCTTTGGACGGTTTCGCAGCGGGCGAAGTAAATGTACTCCATAAAAACAGGAGGAAGACGTCTTGATTCGGACGCAGATTCTCGAAACGATTGGGTCTTCGGGATCGATCATAGAATACTGGCCGGACTCTTCGGTATCGATGTCCCCGACATGCTTCAAGCTGAGCATATCATGAAGCCAGTTTAATTCACGGAGCAGTCAAATGGTCTTGTCATTTAATGCCTTCAAAAGCCCAAGGAAGCCCTGCAAGCGCATGAGCGCGGGGTCCCCTTTACAGAAAAAGATGGACTGCATTCTGAAGGTCCAGATCAAATTGCGCCATAAGTACTTTCACGCGCGCGAGAAATTGTTCCCGTGCCATACAAAACCTGCTCTTTAGGCACCTCCCCGTCGACGGCTCAAGTGCATGGCTGGGCCCGCTACATTCGCCACGCTCTGTTTTGGTTAATGAGCAGGTTCCTATTACCGCTAACTGGTACGCCGCCGTGTCCAGCTATATTAAAGTCCGCAACTATCCGCCTCGCTTTCCAGATATAAGTAACTTTGGCGATTTATTGAGGATCTAAGACTGGGCCAGCTAAGCAAATGACTTTGAGGGCCTTTTTGAAAAACTCATTGTTTCTTGAGACGCGTCAGCTTGCGGCCCTTTGATGCTCCCAGACAAATGACTGCGTCCTCCCTTGAAGTGAGAGTATCAGGTTTCAGGCAGCTTCGATTTTCGGGACCTGCACATCTGCATTCCTGAGTTGCCCTGCCATGATTTCGGTATACGGCGTGGTTGGGTTTGCCTCGGCGAGCATGCCGACCTTCATCCAGAATTCAGCCTGCGCATTGATCGAACGGCACATAACTGAACTGGATTTGCGCAGTTCCTCATGCATTTCTTCCCCAATTTTTACGATGCCCATCGACGCGCCTCCGAATTATAATCTATATGAACCGTATATGACTCGTATAAGGCCATGGCAACTCAAGGTCAATTTGACTGCTACTGCCGCGATGAGAATTTTAGAGTTACCTTCATAATGGACAGATATGAATGTATAGACATTTTGACTGCACCCGAGGCGGAGCATGCCCGTAGAACCGAGAGCATCAAGCTATATGGGCCTGACGCTTTTGAGGGTATGCGCCGCGCAGGTGAGTTAACCGCGCGGTGTCTCGACGACATCGCCGATCTTATCTGCGCTGGCACAGCCTTATCGCAGATCAATAACTTCGTCCTTAACTTCGCAGCCAAGTATCATGCCACACCAGCGACTTTGGGCTATAAAAGCTATCCATACGCCTGCTGCACATCGGTCAACCATGTGGTCTGTCACGGATTTCCCGACGAGAAAAAGTTACGCGACGGCGATATTGTGAACGTTGATGTTACCCTGATACTGAACGGGTGGCATGGCGATTCAAGTCGGATGTATGTGGTTGGAAAGCCGAAACGCACGGCTGAGCGCCTTATCCAGATTGCGCATGAGGCGATGATGCAGGGTATCAGTGTAGTACGTCCTGGAGCGCGATTAGGTGATATCGGCAATGCAATACAAACCTACGCGCGTTCCGAACGCTGCTCGGTGGTCCGCGAATTTTGCGGCCACGGCATCGGGCAGGTCTTTCACGACTCCCCCGACATCCTGAACTTCGGCACAGCTGGAACCGGCTTGGAGCTAAGAGAGGGTATGATTTTTACTATTGAACCGATGATCAACTTGGGGCGTGCCGACGTAAAATTGCTTGCAGACGAATGGACGGCCGTAACGCGTGACAGATCCCTTTCGGCACAATTCGAGCATTCGATTGGCGTGACATCCGACGGGTTCGAGATTTTCACACGCTCGCCCACTGGCCTTCATGCGCCCGGGATCAAGCTTTTTACCGTTCCTGCTTAG